GATCGTTGCCATGTTATTCGACAGCCTGAGCTGTTCTGCCCGTGTTTACCCGAATCGCCCTGGTCTCGTTTGTCTGCATCTTGATCTGACCGACCATGGTGTTGACCCAGCCCGGGGCAGCTGGCTCTGTGAACATTGCGGTCTCCCGTTTGGCTCGAGAGTTGATGACACCGACCGCACCACGTTCCAATGGTAAGGCTTCAAAGCGACGATTGGCCTCTGTTGATGGGGCAAATGCTTCTTGGATGCCTGCCTTAACAATAGATCCTTTGCCCATCAGCATCTGAAAAATGCCTTCCATGCCGTCTTTCAGATCCTCGGTGTCCTTTGCAGCCCTCTCGGTTGCGTCGGCCCAAAAACCGACCGTTGGAATAGCTGAGACAAGAAGCTGCCTCTTCATTTCATCAATGCGGTCGGCCATCTTTCCGACAGCATCAATCTGCTCTTTTGTGATGAGATTGATCGGCCCAAGATCCTTTATCTTGGATATGGCACCGGCAGCCTTAAATGCCTTCTCACCCAGGATGGCGATCATCGCAGCTTGTGTCTGAGCGCTCTTTCCTGAGTCTTGGTGCGCTTGACCCATCCGCTCTATCAGCTCGATGTTGGACAGGCTTTTTTCGTTAAGCTCGGCAACAGATAGACCTAGTGCCTGGAAGTATTCCCGGGCTTTGCCGCCCTCCTCGATAGCCTTCAGGCGCTCCTGGCCGACTGCGGTGATCGACTTGGCCATGGCCTCGAAGGAAACACCTGTCTGGCCTGCCAGCACCTGCAGGCGCTGCACGTCGTCGGTGCTGATGTTGAGCTGCTCCGAGAGGTCTCCGATGGCGTCGGCGGTCTCAATCACCTTGGACGCAAAGGCCCCGATTGCAGCCACCGATAGTGCACCACCGAGTTGAGCACCGACACTCGACCGGAATTTGTCGGTCAGGCTGGTGGCTCGTTTGAGGCCGCCCTCGAATGAGCTGCCATCCAGGCCCAGCTTTGCAATGAGTGAGAAGATGGCCATTTCAGTTCCTGATTGTGCTTTGTTCTTGAGCATAGCGCCAGAGGGCATCCTGCTCATTGCTCCAGAGCTCGACCTGGCCGTTCATCTCGGCATGGGTGAGGAACAGCCTTTCCGCATCAATCACCGGCATATTGATCACCGTTGTCTCGTCGAAACCTATGTTGACCAGGCCGACTAGGATCCGTTCCGGCCAAGGCATGGTTGCCGCACGCTGCCCGGATCCAGGAGACCGTAACACCTCGGGGCAGTCTGATTGATCTTCAATCCATTTCTGCACGGCTTTGGATTCCTTTAGGAGATCGGCCTGCTTCACCTTCTGGCGCATGATCCGCAGCGGCAACCACCGCAACCAAGAGCGCATGGTTTTGACCGACTCATAGATAGGCTGGCTGCAGACAACAGCCATCTCGACAAGATCCTGGGCAGAGGCGTTGCCACCATATACGAATGGTGAACCCATCCGATGCAGCAGCAGGGCATGGCCGACACTAAAAGGCACCAGGCGAAGCCCCATCACAATGGGACAAGGCTTTGAGGTAGCGTTCAGGATGTCGGCCAGGGCGGTCACAAATTGGTGGCCGCGGCAGCGCTGATCGCCGGGAATCGCTTCAGAGTGATCGTGCCGGTAGCTTTGCCGGTCTGGGTGGTCTTGATCGAACCACCTCCAGCATAGATCCAACGGCCACCGCTGCCGGTGTTGATGGCGTCGGCATAGCCGGCCACATTGATAACCGGGGCTCCAGTGATCGCCACGGTGCCGTTGCCTTGGGGCAAAGAGCAGCCATAGAGGCGCTCGTTCAGGGCTGTTGCCGCGGTAGCATTGGTTCCCACAGGAACGAAATTGACGGTCAGGGTCAGCCGGTTGTTGTAGGTGATGTGGCCGACCACCTCGCCGGAGCTGTTGCGGACCTCTTCGGTATCGCATTCTCCGGTGATGTCGTAACTTTCGAGTTCCGGTGAAATATAGCCGGTGACGATCAAGGATCCGGCGGCATCGTACATTGCCAAGGTCGCCGGTGATCCGAAGATATATTTGTTTCCGTGTACGTTAGCCATAGGTGTCTGGGGTTAGATGGTTGCGCTGCAGTAAAGGGTGAAGGTCCGGGTGAACGTCCTGGACCGATTAGAGATTGAGGCAGCCCCAAAGTCCAGAGGGGCTGCAAATTGGGCCGTAAACGGGCCGCTGGCGTCGTTTGATGGCGCATCCAGGACAGAGGCCCCGGACTCGTCAAAGAGCGGCAGGATCCGATTGTCGAGCACCTGGACGGTGGTCAGGACATCGGCCTCGTCGGTATCGTCTGCCGAGAGTTGCAGTTCGATGGCGATCTCCAGTTCGCAGGTTAGATCGGTGCGCTGTACAGGCCTGGCCGAGTTGGTCGAGACCACTAGGCGCGGGAAGTTGGGCATGACGTCCTGCTCGTCAGGGTCGTCGTAGAGGCCGCGGCTGTAGGATGTCAGACAAGTTGGCGTGCCGGCGCCGGAGGCCGACCAATCGGCGGATGCCAGGTAGTCGGCGACTGCGAGTTCTGCTCTTAGGGCAACAGCGTTCATTTGATTTCGATTCCGTTGTCCTCGAGCACCTTGCCATTGGCAAGCATGGCCTCGGTCATGTGGTTGGTCAGCTCGGCCAGCTCGTCGTCCATGGCCTTCTGCATGGCCTGGTTGTAGATCATGGCCACCCGGTTATACTGGTTGTCAGCTACACCGGCAGTCATCACCACCGAGGCCGTTGGGTTAAATCCTGGTGTGGCCTGGATGCCCCGGGCCTTGGTGCCCTTGTGCACTGCTACGTTCTCCTCTGGTAGGCCATATTGGTTGGCCAATGAGACCAAGGCGGCATTGGTCTTCTTAGGTGCCTTGTAGCCTGCAGGCTTCGAAAGAGGTTTCCACTTAGGACTTTGAAACTGGGTGAAGCCTTTGTTGTAGATCCGGATGATCTTCACCACACCAGAGCGTAGATAACCGACTGAGCCGATAGCTTTACGCATCAGGGCCGAGGCTGCTGCTTTCATCTCCTCGCCGTACAGGCCGCGGCGGCCGGCCTTGGCTTCCTTCGACTGGGCGATCAGGTGCACCCGTCGAAGCAGTCGGGACTTGCCGATGCGCTTGCCGGTCTTCTTAGACTTCCGATTGATATTTCCCAGCGGCGTGCCGAGGTAGTCGGATATCCGGCGCCGTTCCTGCCCAGGGCTCTTAGGCGGCACCAGAACGAACAGCCGCACCATCAGGTAGAAGAACCGGGAGTTAACTGCCTTGTGAAGGTCTCGACTCGTCTGGGTCAGATACTGCTTCATGGCAGCATCAAACCGACTGGAGTCGACCGTCATGTTAACGACAGGCCTCACCGGGTTTTCGCTCCTAGTTCGAGGCTGTAGTAGGCGCCGGAGGCATCGACCCGGCAGGACAGGATCCGCAGGGTGCGTCCCTGGTAGACCAGGGTGCGACCGACCACCGGCCTGGGTTTGCAAAAGGTCAGGGCGATGCGGTCGGTATTCTCCTGCAGCAGATAGTAGCCATCCTCCTTGAGCAGTCGGGAAAACTCGGTGCCTTGGTCGAGGGTGTAGAGCGTGGTGTCCATCGAGACCAGGGTGCTGTCCCAGGTCTTCCAGTCGGAGAACTTGACCAGGATCCTCGAGGCCACGTTGTCCTGGAATCCACCTGGCACCGGGGTGTTGGCATCAGTGACCATGGCCGGGATGCACCGGATCGATCTGCCCTCCCAGATGAACATCGGCGCCCCCAGCATCTGCTGGAGCACCGTCATGCCCTGCTGGAGACTGGAGCCGATGATGGTCACGGTGCGGTAAAGAAGATTCCAGTGACGATCAGACGAGAGGTTGAACTGACGTGCGGCGTCAGTTGCAGGGCATCACCGTTTTCGTAGTGGCTTAGCTGTGCGTAATTGGCTCCAGTCGGGATATACGCCTGGATGTCGGTCTTGGCCGCTGAAGCCAGGTTGTCGGCCCAGAACTCTACCGACCCGGAATAGGTCGAGGTAGCTGGCAGGCTGACTCTAAGCTCACCCGAGGCAGTGCCAGATGCCGCGGTGACGGTCAGGTCGACCGTGAACCAACGGAGATTTCCGATCTCGGTATACCGGGCGGTGTTGACCGTCGTCGTAAAGGTACGGCCGCCACCTGAATCGGTCAGGGTGGGCACATAGGCAGTCGCCGAGTTGAGCGCCGAAATGTCGGTGTACAGCTCGGTGAAGTTGTCGTTTATCTTCTGCCCGGCGCCGCGGAGGGTGTCCCCGGTGTTGTCGTTGGCGATTGCTCCGATGTTGATGATTTGCTGCGGCATATCAGTTCTTTGGCAGGACGTACCAGCCGGCAGGAAGCGTCACCTTGGACGGCCCCACCAGCTTCTTGTTAGCATCGAAAGCGTAGACGCTGGCCTTGGTAGGCTTGGCCAGCATCACCGGATCACCGGAAGGGACCAGGACCACCTTGGTCATCTGGCAGCCGAGGCAGTCTAGCAATGCGATCAGCCAGATCGTTCTTGAGAGCCTCGGGTGCTTTGCCGTGTTGAACATCGGTAGGTGGTGTTTCCCTGACCCAATCCAGAAGAGCCTTCAGGATCTGGTAGATCCAATTCACTCGGGCTTCTTCTCGGCGTCCTTGGCCCAGATCAGGCCGATGCCGGCGGTCACCGCGGCGATGGTCGTGGTCAGATCCACCGTGGTGGACGGGTCGTTATCAAAGAGGGCTTTGAGAGTGCCACCGATTGCAACGAGGATGGCGCCGATACCGGCCAGTGTGGTCTTGGTGTTTTTCATTTGGATCGGAATAAGCGATACGCACCGTAGATGGCGCACAGTAAGCCAATCACGGCGGTGATGAGTCTAACGACATCGGTCAGCCAGGGGATGAACGAAACAGCGGTTGCCGCTGCTGCTCCTCCCATGGAAGCGATCATCTGATTTGTGTCACCGCCGTGATTGGATGTGTCCATTTATTCGGGCTTGTGTTGGGCTGCTGCTGCTTCGAGAAGGTCCACCAGAGGAATGCCGACCTTCATGTTGGTCACGTTGCCGGCCTTCATTCCAATGACGAGCAGCTCATAGAGTTGGTTGAACTGCTGCGGTGTGAATTCGATCTTGATCATGCGGCAGGAGCATCAACAACGATGGCCGGCTCCGCAACAACAACCGGAACCAGCGGCACCCACGGCAGCGGCAGACTGACAACCGGCGGATTGATCTGCGCTTCGATCTGCGCGGTGACGTTGGCTTCAATCGCGGTCTTATCGACTCCGTTCTGATAGCACCAGTCGAGAACCTGCTCCTGCGTGAGGTCGGGATAAGGCGTGAACGAGCCGGTCGGCGGAGCGAATGAGCATGATCCGTAGCAGGTGCCGCTGTACGATTCCTGCGAGCCGTTGCAACGCCAGTCGGCATTGATGACGACGTCGGTATTGCTGCCTTCGGTCGGCTTAACGAGAAGGCGTTCGACGATCCAGTTGATAGTCATAGAATTAGGCGTTAGCAATTGTGGTGACGGTGCCAGAGCTTCCACGGTACTTCAGCGCACCGGCTTCGACGTAAAGCTGACCGCCAGTGACGTTTGCAGTCGGAGCGGTGCCATTCGCAATCTGGATGGTCTTGGCAGCGGTGGTTCCAGCAGCGGTCAATCCGATGAGCAGGTTGCCGACTGTGTCAATTCTAACGCGTTCCGTTGCGCCACCAGTGCCAAACAATAATGCACCGGAGAGCATTGTGACGTAGGCTTGATTAGCCGTGTCGCTGAACTGCAAACTAACGTCTCGACCGGCTGCTCCGGTACGGAAAGTCCCAACAACATTCGTAATCGGACCAGTTCCAGTCGCCGCGCTGTAAATATGAAGCGGTGCCGTCGGTGATTGCCCCACGCCCAGTCCGGTGGCGTTCAACGTCATCCGAGTGCCACCTGCGCCGTCGTACCACGAGAACACTCCGAGAGGTGCAATGCGGTATTGAGCCAAACTGTTTGCAGCAAACTCCAGCGTGTTGGTCGTCGGAAGATAAAGACCATTCGCAGGAATGCTTGAACCAGTGACATTCAGCGATGCAAGTGTGGCGGCTGGCGAACAAGCGAGGATGTTATTGATCGAGATGCGCTTGGTCGTACCGCTCGCAGCCATCGTCGTATCGGAAACGTCGACGACTGGGAACATATCGACTGCGGGATCGGCAGCAGTCAGTGCCGTCAGTGCTGTAATCTTAGAGTCTGGCATGGGTCAGTTGGATTGAATTTGGAGTTTGAAAGCGTCTTCCTGCTGGAGAAAACCAGCATCCTCTCGCAAGAGAGAATCAAAAGTGCCGAAGGTGATAACGAGTTTGCCGCTGCCGTCTTCTTGCAGCACAAAGAAATCATCCTCCTGCAACACGTCTCGACGTAGCACAGGTGCATCAGTGCCGCCGGCTTGGCCGGCAACCAACCGATTGAGTGCTATGCCGAGTGAGATCATTTAGGCTCGAGCGTTGAACGCCACCACAGAACCGCTTGAGATTTGAAATCCAGTGATGTTGCCCACCAATGGGAAGCCAGCGGGAATAGTCTTGGAAGTCCAAGTGCCTGCAATGCGATTTCCGGTGATGGATGTGAACACGGTGGGCTCGGTCGGAATCAAGCCAGACCAGGCGCCGGTTTGCGCTGCGGTAGTGGTGAACAGCTCGAAACCTTCTCGGCCCATGCTGTACTCGGTTGATATGTCTGCTTGAAAAGCCATTGTCTTTTTCTGTTAGAGGGGAGGCTGTCGGCGTATCCAACAGCCTCCCCAATTTCGGTTTGTTAACCTTTGCGAACTTTCGGTGCTAAGGCTCCCTGTATCCACAGGATGAGCTTGCCTCCTTCGGGAATGGTCGCGGTGTTGAAGCCGTCGCGCTGGAGCGTCGCGTCGACTTCGGGACCAGAAACGAGCTTGGTTTTGCCGTTCTTGTCCACCGAGATGGTTGTGGCGATTCTCATGGGTCAGCCGATTAGGCGGTGATGAGAACTTCGGCCTGCGTGGTATCCGCAGCCGCGGCGCCGAACATGATGTCGTAGGACGCCATGTGAGCGCGGGTAGCGCGGCTGTACCAGACCGACAGCAGGACCGACAGACCATTGGACAGCTCGACCGTGCGCTGCTCGAGGAACTCACCGGCAATCATGCCGACCGGCAGACCAGAGGCCACCGCAATGGCATCCTGGCCGCAGACGAAGCCGGCGGTGTTGGTGATGGCGCCGGTCCAGTCGTTCTGCTCGAGGATGTTGGCGAAGCCGAAGTATCCGTTGTTCAGAGGGCCGTAGCGGCTGTCAGGGAACGGATTCGTGCCGGCGGCAGCGGTGAACTGACCGGAGAACATCAGGCGGGCCAGGTGGCCACCGTCGAGCAAGAGCAGCTTCTGGCGGTAGTTCTTGGCCAAGGCCAGGATCGCCGGGAGGTCGGAGCTGTCGAAGTTGGCAGCCGTGCCGATGGTCGTGCCGGCGCCGTAGTTACCGGAGGTCATCACCGCGGTGACCTTCTTGGAGATACCAAGGGCGAAGATCTCGGCAGAGCCCTGGGACAGGTCGGAGAGGGCGAAGCCTTGGTTGAGCTCCTGCTGGGTGACCGTGAAGGTCTTGGTGATCTGGTTAACCGTCACCGAGGTGGCGGCCAGGGTGCTCTGGTTGGCAGCGCCGTCCTCGAAGTTGGTGGCGTTATCGACGGTGGCGTCACCAGTGGTGAACTTCTTAACCTGCACCGTCGCACGGGGGCGGAGGTTATCCAGGCCGACGTTGCGGGTAAAGTTGCTGATCATGGCCAGCTTCGTGGTGGCCACGGTGATCACGGCGTCGGCGAGGTAGTCGACAACCAAGCCAGAGGCGAAGGTGTTCGCGTTCTGGGGGGCAATCAGCGCCGACTGGCGGAGCAGTTCGCTGTGGTTCTCAACCAGGAAGCGCTGGCGCTCGGCACCGGCCCGGAGGCTCTTGTGCTTCTCCAGGAGCGGGTTGCCCAGGTTCTGGATCACCGGCCGGAGGGGCTCGGGAGCAGGGGCGGCGGTGATGCCCTTGGCGCTGATGGCCGCGGCAACGGCCTTGGCCACGATGGAGTCGATATCGAGGGCGGACGGCGCACTAGGAGCGGCCGCCACCACGGTGTTTGAATCAGTCATGTTGTGTGGTGTCTGCTGTGATGTCGGCGCGATTGTCGCGCCATCGGCGGCAGCGTCGGTGCTGCCGGTCGAAATCTTGTCATCCGGAGATTCTTCCGGGGTCTCGCCCTCCTCAATTTCGAGCTGGGCATAAAGGGCCTTGAACCAGTCACGGCCAGCGGCGCCGCCCCATAGGTTGGCAGCCACATCGGCCGGTGTGTTTGGCTCTGCCTCGAGGAAGCGCTCGTTGCGTCCCCACCAGGCATTGGCTTTCTGGATCTTTGCCTCGTTGGGCGCTTCACCGGCCACCAGGGCCTCGGCCTCCAGAACGGTCTGCTTCTCCAAGCCGTCACCGGCTAGGCCCTCGGCGTACTGCTCGAGCCCGCGGCGAAGGTTGTTTTTGACGGTCTCCGGGGCAGTCTTGGTGACAGCCCGAGGGTGCCAGCAGGCTGCGATGGCCATCTGCTGCTCGGTCATCTTGTCGGCCAGGCCGAACTGGATGGCCTCCTGGGCAGTGAACCAGGTCTCCTCTTTCATGGCAGCCCGGATCTGGGAGGTCGGGCGGCCGGTGACCTTCGAGTAGATACCAGCCAGCACCTCGGCGTGCTGATCCAAAGCATCGGCCATCTTCCGCATCTCCTCCGAGGTGCCTGCCACCATTCCGGAGGGGTCGTGAATCATAAACAGGGCCGCATCGGCGATCTCTACGGTGTCACCGGCCAGGGCGATGATGGAAGCAATCGAGGCAGCAATGCCGACCACCCGGGTGGTGACGGGTGCCTGCCGGCCTCGCAGCATATTGTAGATGGCCAGGCCATCCCAGACGTTGCCACCGGGGCTGTTGATCTCGATCACCAAGGGGCCTTGGCCGACGTCCTGCAGGGCCTGGCTGAAAGCCTTGGCTGAAATACCGGAGCCACCGAACCAGTCCTCACCGATCTGATCGAAGATCTGGAGGGTGGCCGGCTCCGATGCCGATGCCCGGGGCTGATAGGAAAGCCAGTTATTGATTTTGGTCATTCTGATTTCTTGGCTCTGGGTTTCCGTTTCTTTGCCACCGCAACCACCTCCTCGATGGGTTGGGTTGGTATAGCCTCGGGCATTGTCCCGGAAGGTTCCACCTCGGCTGCCATCTCGGCAGGCTCGGGGGCGATTTGTTGCTTCTGGGCGGTCGAGATCTCGGAGACATCCAGGCCGTACTTGGCAGCCAGGTCTTGGATGTACTTAGCCTGCTGTGCCTTGGCCTCTAAGGCAGATCGCCAGTCGATGCCTCTGGCGCCGTAAATCTCGTCGTAAGTTGTGACGCCGGCAGTCAGCTCGGCGAGCTGGGCCGATGAGTTGCGGCCGACATCGACATTCGGAGCCCGGGGCGCCTGGATGGCGATCTCGTACCAGTCGTCAGGTGAGTCTCGCAGGGTGGGATCGGTACGGATGGCGTATTCCATCACATACTCCCAGATGCGACGGGCGGCCGAGGCCATCACCTGGTGACGGCTCCGGAACCACACCGACGACATATCCAGGGCTCCGCGGTAGACCGTGCCCTGCATCCCTTCCGGGAATACCAGGACGTAGGGGATACCGACGCCGGCACAGACCTTCTCGGTCAGGCTGCGCCAGTATTCGCGCATATTGACGTTGGGCCGGTCGGCCTGGAACTGCTCGAACTCGTCCCCGGACTTCAGCACCTTAACGGTGCTGCCGAACACGTTCTCGTAATAGGTCTGGGCGGTGCCCTGGCTACCAACCACACCGGAGCGGAGGCTGCTGGCCTGCACCTCACCGGAGCTGGTCTTGATCACCTGGGCTACGCTGGAGGCCAGCTTGCAGGATTCCATTTCCAACTTCTGGAGGTCGTCCAGGTCGTGCAGGTCGTTAATGACGCACGCCACGAAGGGTAGGCCGCGGAGCTGGCCGGCACGCTGGGCCTCGTAGATGTGGACGATGGAGTCGGACGATATCGAACGGACTTCGGTGAGTTGGCCTTGGTTCGTTTCCTGCCCAATAAAGTAGGAAAGAGCGCGGCCCGTCTTGGTATCGAACCGGACTCCATCGAAGATGTCCGGCGATTGCTCCTGGCCGGTAGGTGTTGCCACCTGTTGGGGCTCGATGAGCTGCAGACGTGGGCGGCCCGAGTCGCCCTTGGTCAGAAGCAAGAAACTCTCACCATCGTAAAACCAACCACGGGCTGCCAACGACATCAGGGTGCCGAAAGACTGCCGAGATCCGATGTCGGGATAACGGCTCCAGGTGTCCCACCATTTCTTGGCTCTGAGATTCCAGTCGGGATCGGAGGAAGCCGGCTGCACCGAGAAGTTGCTGCCGACCGTGTAGTTCTCGAACAGATCGCCCAGTCGGTTCATCACCGCGTTGTTCTGCTCAAAGAACCTGCTCTTGCGAACGATCTGCTGCCTGGTCGAGGCAGTCACATCGAATCGCACCGAGGTGTAGCTGGTATCGAGGAAGGAGCGCCGGATTGAGTTGGATGCGCCCTCGTAGCGGTTCACAGGGGCCGACCGGAACTTAGCCAGGATGGTGTCGAGGAATCCCATTATGTCATCCCCGTTCTAATTGCTCCCTCTCGACGGAAGTTCGAGAAGTCACCGCCGTAACTGGTCACAGCGACCAGGACAACGGCCATCATCTTGTTGAAGATCTGAGTGTCGGTAGGGGCGGCAATGCCGTCCTGGCCGAGTAGATAGACCGCCAGCTCATAGTCGGCGATCAGGCTTTCCCACATCTCGACCATCTCGGAAGGTGTGGGAGCGCCCTTGCCTGGCTCGGCAAATTCGACCGATACATCGGAGGAAGATGTGGACCGGACAACCTGTCCAGACTCAATCACCGAGGCCGCGGCAATGACCTTTGAGGTCAGGGCGGCCAGCAGTGTTGCACCACCGAGGGCGCTGTAAACACTGCGAAGATAGGCACGCTTGATTGCGACCGTGAATGTGAACACTCCGGGCTGGAGGCTCCCACAATCTTTTACCTGTTCAATGGCTTAGTTAAGACTGGACATCACTTGACGCTAGGTCATTCCAAAGCATTACCATGGCCAGTTGCATGATCTCGCAGTCATGCAGATGGTCGGGCCATTTTTGGTTGCGCTTCACCCAGACGTGTTTGATGCGGCCGGCTCGGTTGGCTTGGGGCCGCAGCAGGTGTGAGTCGAGGTGGCGCCAGTAGAGATCCGGATCGGCAACATAGGCGCCCTCGGCCTGGACGGTGGGCGGCTCCTGGTGGACGCCCCATTCCCGCTCGATGTCGCCCTTCCGGAGCCTCGAGAGCATATCCCGGAGGTGCTCGGTATCGAACACCAGGAGGGGCTGCACCACGTCGGTCCGCATCGAGGAAGACGTCGACAAGCCGAACGGGTGCACCGCCCCGGTGGATGTCGTGAACCGGGCGCCGGTCTCCCGGCCTTTGAGCGGCAGCCATCCTACCAAGGCAGGTTTTCGGAGACCGCCCTCCGGTGGGAACCGCAGGCCGCATGGGTAGCTGATAGGGTTGGACGTAACCGAGGAATAGGCACCGCAGGCATCGTAAACTGTCTGGGTGTTGAAGCCTGAGTCGATTCCGACGTCCATATCATGGACCTCGAGGGCCACCTGCACCCGTCGGAGGGCGGCAAAGTCATCGGCATGGCCGGCAGCCACCAGGGTGCTGTTGCCGTCCTTCCATTCCCGGCAGACCCACCACAGGAACGGCGCCACGGCCTGGACGTCTGCCGTCAGATAGCGGCGGCCTCCGGTGATCGTGACCGCGGTTGATGCTTCGGGGCGTTCCTGCTGCACATCCTGCTGCTCCCAGGGCTCGGCCAAATTGCCGTTGATGAAGCCCTGCAGGCCGGCCATGGATGCCTTGGCCTCGATGAAGGCAACGGCCAGGTGTCCCCAGGTGCACTTGCGGTCGGGGCTATAGAGGCTCGATAGATGATAAGATCGAACACCGGGCATGGCGTTGGGATTCTCCGGGCGCCATTGGCCGTGCCGCAGGGCTGCCACCTTGTGAGCGTCGGTAACCTTACCGAGGCAGAGCTGGCAGACGTAGTGCGCGGAGGCCCGGATTTTGGCCAGGTCGTGCTTGCCGTCCTCGGTCTTGGCGTCGTCCCATGTGACCTGCCGCCACTCGAGCTTGATCAGCTCCCGGCAGTGTGGGCATGGCAGGTAGTAGCGCCGCTGGTCGCCTCGGAGGAAGCGCTGCCAGATCCGGCCTTCGACCACCGTGGGCGTCGATGTCATGAAGGCTTTGCTACTTGAAAAGCTCTTAAGGCGCTGTTCAGCCAGATCTAGGGCGTCGGCCTCCTTGGCAGTAGCTTCGGCGAACTTGTCCACCTCGTCGGCGATCAGCACTCGTACTGGGCGGCTGGCTAGGTTGGCCGGGCTATTGGATCCGACAAACGTCAGGGTCGACCGGGTGAAGTTCTGCTCGAGGTTGGTGATCTTGTCGGCCTCGGCCGGGAAGCATTCGAGCATAGTCGGGCTGTCCTCGAGCATGGGTAGCCAGCGACTCTTAGAGAATGACCTAGCCAGATTCTCCGAGGGCATGAGCCACAGGGCCGGGCTCGGCTCGTTGGCGATCAGCCAGGCCAGGCCGGCCATTAGGGTGGTGGTCTTGGATGTCTGGCTGCCCCAGCACAACGTCACCTCGGAGACCGATGGGTCCTTCCAGGCTTCCATCGGCTCCCGGGTGTAGGGTCGCACCGAGGTGGAGAACGGCCCGGGGTGTTCAGTCTGCCGCTGGGTCAGCCGGAGGTTGGCCTCGGACCATTCGACCACCGTCTGCTGCGGGGTCGGGCGGTATAGGCTCCGGCGGTAATCCAGGAGGGAGCGCTGCAGGTCGGTCAGGATCATAGCAGGCGCCCTTCGTGTTGGTTGGATATTCTGGCCATGGCAATCTTGTGATAGGCCGGGTCCCGTTCGATTCCGACGAACCGGAAACCGTTCACGGTGGCCGCCTTTCCGGTCGAACCGGATCCCATAAAAGGATCGAGCACGGTGCCGCCAGGGGGCGTCACAAGCCGGCAGAGGTAGGCCATCAGCGTGGTGGGCTTGACGGTCGGGTGGTTGTTGTCTGTCTCTCGGTCGTCCTTGCCGGTCTTGGCGCTGTAGAAGAATCGGGCGCCGGACTTCAACGCCAGGCAGGCCTCGTTGCTGCCGTCGTGGATCAGGTTGGCAGGCCATCGGCCGATGCATTCCCGGCCGGCTGTTTCTTTGTGGCTGGAAATCGGTGTGACCGTTTTTCGGTTTTCCAAGTCTTTATTTCCTGCGCTTGAATTGAGCCGCACCTCATCCCCCACTCTACACCCATCCACATTGATCGCCCCGGTGCCATACGCCAGGACGGTCTCAGCCACCGTTCCGATCAGCGGCTTCCGGGCCATGGTGATCGGCTCCAAGGCAGGCTTGAGGGCGGTTCCAAAGCCTGACCATTGCCGGGCGGCGTCGGTGGCGGGTGTGTTTCCATCGACCTCATGGTATCCAAGTTCCCGGCTTTTCTCGATCCATGGTCTTGTGTCCGCTTTTCCAGACATTGTTCCGCTGCTTTCTGGTCGAGGTTTTACACGGACCTTTTCCCTCTCCACCCCGGCTGCCTTGTCTATCGCCTTGCTCACATCCAGCGACTTCGGGAATCCGGAGCCATAAACCCAGGCGATCATGTCCCGGATCTCGAAGCCGGCGTCCTCGATCCTGACCGCCATCCGGTGCTGCGTCCTGGTGCCGGCGAAGGCCAGCAGGTGACCTCCGGGCTTCAGCACCCGGAGGCATTGCTCCCAGATGGCCACGCTCGGCACGTCGTAATCCCACTTCTTACCCATGAACGACAGGCCGTAAGGCAAGTCGGTCACGATGCTGTCGACCGAGTTGTCGGGCAGGCCGGCGAGCACCTCGAGGCAGTCTCCGAGGTGGAGCTGATAGGTCATTTCCATGGGTCAGTCTGATGTAGAGTCTTCAAGGCCACTTCCTGCACCCAGCGGTCGAGCTCCTTCTCGCAGTGCTCCGGGTCGTGCGGCGAGATCCGGCCTGAGAGCTGTTTGGGCATGGCCTTTAGTAGGGAGGCCACCGCCCCGTCGTGCTCCTGCATCACCCGGCGCACCCAGTCGCCGCTGACGAGGCGCCGTTCCTTCTCGGCCTGGGCGATCACCTCGTCACGGGCGCTGGTCAGGTTCTTAGCTGACGCGGCATGAATGGCAACTAGGCGGCCGGCATCGGCTCGACCGCCCCGGAGGGCATCGACAGCCAGATCATAGGCTGCACGCTCAATCTGCCTCTGCCGCTCGTAGGCGCCCTGTGGCGAGTCGATAGCCGCAGTGGCTGTGTCGATAGGGTTAGAGGCTTCCGCGGGGCGGTAGGGGCCTTCCTGTTCGATTGCGGTGTGTTCTGGTGTGGGTGGCTTAGGTGAATCCGGTTTTCTCTTAGAACGGATGTTTTGAGAGCGCCAGATGTCGGCAGCCTCGGGGCTGGTCATGGGCATTCCCTGGGCAATAAGCTGGGCCACCCGGGGCTGGCTTATACCGATGCGGTCGCCGTATTCCTTCTGGGTCATGGTTGCAGAGCCCTCTTAATCTCATCCGGCATCATTGAGTCAGGCAGGGTGGCCGCATATTGGAGGGCTCGAAACACGCCGTCCCTACGGGAGTCGCCTTCCTTGGGCACGCAATAGCTTGCAAGCTGTTCCGGTGGTGTTCCGCGTTTCAACAGGCGGATGAACCAGGCCACATTGGCCAATCCATACTGGTCGACAAGAAATTGTATGTGTGTTGGCATAAGGTATTTGTTGACAGCATTACACGCTCAGGACGATAGGGGTCTTGCGTTCACCTGTTTCTGGGTATTATCAAAGAGATTCCTTAGTGCTATTAGGATCTTTCCTTAGCCTTAAAAGATAATCCTCGTGCCCCTTTGATATTATGTAAGCAATAGAACCACGAGGAACACCGCACACTGTTGCAATGTTATCCAATGTTATCCCTCGCTCCCTAAGTAAGAACGCTTTGTTGCACAGCTGCGGAGTGATCGGGCTGCTGGTCTCCTCCTCGGGCTCCAGGTTGGGTATAGGATCGCCCTCGGCGTCAATCTGGGTGCCGCGTGGGTAGGACATCCAGCCGTGCTTGATGGCGAATCGCACCAGGTGCTTGGCTTCTCGCAGGACTTGGGTCTGACTGATGCTGTATTGTGTTTTCATTTAGAAACTGGGTGATGGGTCGGTGAAGCGGCAGTATTGGCCCTGATAGTATAGCTTGACGATGCCGCATTCGCCGTCTCTTTGCTTTGCGATAATGATTGAAGCCTCGCCGTTCGGCTCCTTTCTGTCACGGTCTAACAGCATGACCAGGTCGGCATCTCGCTCCAGTTGGGCACTGTCGGCCAGGTCTGTGAGACGCGGTTGTCTGCCTTTGTCTTTCTCGTTTTCCCTGTTGAGCTGTGCCAGGCAGAGCATGGCCACACCCGTCTGGACTGCGATGTCCTTGAGTTTGCCGGAGACCTCGGCGACCTCGTAGGTTCGCTTTTCGGCGCGGTCGGTGCCTTTGACCTTCTGCAGGTAGTCGACTATCACCAGACGCACCTGGTGCTTCCTGACGGCCCTTCTGACGCTGGCAGTGATTGTTGCAATGCTATGGCTGCTCGAGCCATCGAGGAACCATAGGGGGCTGCTGCTGATTTTGCCCGAGGCAGTCATCATCGACTTCATATCGCCCTCGGTCAGGTTGCCGCTCTTAAGGCTTTGCATCGAGACGCTACCGATGGTGGCCACTGTTCTCCGAAAGATGGCCTCCTTCGACATCTCCAGGCTTACAAACAGGGTCGGCACCTTGTCCTGAACTGCTGCCTTGTATGCGATGGCGATTGCGATAGCTGTCTTACCGATGCTTGGCCGGGCTGCGATGATTGCCATCTCCCGGAGTTGCAGGCCGTCTGTCTTATCGTCGAGCCAATGAAAGCCGGTAGCGATACCCGATAGCGTGCCCTTTCGGTTAAACCGTTCCTGCATCTGGTCGATGAAGTTGCCAGCAACCTGTTTGCTTGTTGATAAGCTCTCACGAGAGACCTCAATGGTGAGCCCTGCTTCGGCATTAGCGACGATTTGATCCGGTTGAAGGGTCAAGACAGCGGACTCACGTATCAGACGGTCTCCAGCGTCTCTGAGCTGTCTCCGATGGGCTGACTCGGTGATGCCCTTGAGGTAGTACGGCAGGTTAGCCGGAGATGGGCAGGCATCCATGGCTTGGTTCCACTGGTCGAAAGGCATGGGCAGTTGGCCGTAGGCCTTCTTCCATTCTTTGCCGAGTTCTCCGAGGGTCGGCTGCCTGTTCTGCTGCACCATTCCGCGGATGGCATCGAAAGTCAGCCGGAGATTGTCCTGAGTGATCCATTCGCTACGGATGTCTGCCAGGGCATCGGAGCAGGTGTCGATGGTGCCGGTAAGGCAGGCGCCGATCATTCCCAGCTCGTCGTCTTTTGGATAGTAGGGATCGCTCATATCGAGTCCCTCCAATCGAGTTCCTTCTTGGCCTGGGTCTTCTGTTCTCCCAAGGCAACTCCATTCGGGCGGTAGAGTCCTTTCCAGCCCGAGGCAATCGAGTGTTCGACAATCGAAGGAAACTCGGCAGGTGTAAATTCACGGGACCACTTGGTCAGTGCTGCAGTCAGGCCCGTCTTCTTGTAGGACTCACGCTTCTCCGACTTGTACTGCAGCCAGAGCTTCACTGCTTCCAGGCAGTTCTGGGTGCGGATCAGTTCCGGTAGTTCAACTCCATGGGCAACCTCCCACTCGGATTTCGGTGTCTTAGTATCTTTAATAGGAGATGGAGATGGAGAGTTGAATTCCGGTTGGGGTGTTGGTTGGCCTTCCGGTTGAACCGCGGTTGAAACTTGGTTGAGATTCGGTTGAGTGTCCGGTTGGCTAGCAAGGGCAGCCAGGGCAGCAAGTCGTCGTTTTTCTGCGGAAAGTTTACCTTTGTGAGATTGTTGCTGAAGGAAAATGCCTTTTTCAGTCCTTACAGATTCCAGCCGCTTGTTTCTGAGAAACCCATCTTCGCATTCATCGAACTTAGCCAACACGTCAACCGAAACGCAACCGCCGGCCAACCGCTGTTGCTTTTCGGTTTCAACCGGAATTGAACCGCGGTTCCATTGGTGGCAGAGCAAACGGATTAACTGACCGACCTCTGCTTGGGACATATCAAGCGTCCCGGCCAGAAAATCGTCGGTGTAAAGTTGGAATGCTGGCGCTTTACGTTTGGATTCTTTGCTCACTTTTCACCCCTCCATTCAATAATTCCCTTTTTGTTGGCGACAGCCTTGATGGTCGTCATGGTGAGCATCTTACATAGCTCTTCGATGTGGCTGATTGAAAACCTAATGGTTACAGGATCTTTTCCGACACAATATTGAGTGATGCAGCAGTAACCATCAATTGATGCGTAGACCTCGGTGTAATCCTGACTTTGTATTTCGTACTTCATGTATCAAACGGAAAACCCCGTCGCACACCGCGGTGAGGAATCGCGGAGAAACAACGCGACGTGCACGGTGTGGACGGGGAAAAATGGTTGATCATGGTTTCTCTGAAGGTTTCGACGCTCACCTCTCACAGCTCACGTCGACAGACCGCTCCCTAGCTTACAGCCGGGGCGGTGTCCAGCCCTCAATAGGCCGGTATCAAGATGTCGGCCACTTGCTTGGTGAGCTGCACATCGCGCAGGCAGTAGTGGATCGCTGCCTGCCTGTCTGTCTGCCACAGCAGGCTAAAGTCCGCGCCCGTCCCCGTCTTGTCCCCGAGGCCCAGGTGCCGGCAGATAGATCCGAGGCTGCCATGAGCCCGGGAGTCACCTAGCTGCCATACCTCACGCAGATCGACCACCAGGTCATTCCAATAGCGGCCTTGGCGCAACCAGTACGGCGGCATGATCCTGTGCTTCCAGGACCGCTTGATCAGGAATGGCAAGTCGAAGGCCTTGATGTTGAAGCCGATCAGTTTGGGCTGCCGTTCATAATGATTGAGCAGCGTCCAAAACTGGAGCAGTAGCGCTGCCTCACCGTCGGCATCGGAGCACAGCACCGCGGGCTCCTGGTGCTCCATGCGGTAGCCGATGCACAGCACCTGGCCGCTGAGGGCATCCAGGGCAGCGTTCTTGATGTAGTCGGCGGTGTGCGTCTCCTCGGCCTTCTGCAGCTTTTCGGCGATCAGGTCCGGGTTCTTTACGTTGCCCAGCTTCACGTCAGCCGGGTTGAACGGAGGGATGTTGAGTTGATTGAGCGGGAGTGGCCCGGTCTCGATGTCGAATATGATGGTTGGATTGGCTGGCATTGTTCTGTTGGTTAAGATTGTTGCGCGTTTGTCTGGATGCGCGCCCCCCAGTTACCCCCGAGTCCCAGCAGCGACAGGCTGCCGGAGATTGTTAAATGTGTTTGCCGCAATGAGGGCACACCGTCTTGGTCATTGGCTGTCTTACGGTAGGCACGCCCAGCCATTCGCAGATCTCACGATAGGAGACCCACCCGAACCCACGCACCGACCTGGGCTGCAGGTGGCCGAGGTTGTAGAGGTCGAGAGCCTCCTGCCGGCTCTTGATGGCCAGGCTTTCAAGGATGTTGAACGTCCTGGTCGAGAACGGAAAGCCCCACACCCGCAGGATCTCCTCGTGCTTCTGTGCTGCCTGCTCGATCTGATTGATCCGTTGGCGGCTCAGGTTGAACCGTTTGCCGATCTCCTCCAGGGTGCAGCCCTCCGACCTTAGTCGGACGACCTCGGGCACCATGTGGGTGAGCTTCATCGTGGGTTTGCGGATCTTCATGGCTTAGAAGGGCACGTCGTCAAAGTCGGGCTCGTCGGCCTTAGCCAGCTCCTCGAGGCGCTTGGTAACAGCGGCAATCAGGGCGATGTCTTCGGGCGTCTTACCGCTGGAGACCTTGGCCTTCGGCAGCCAATGCTCGGCCAGGCCGCGCACGGCGTCGTCGGTCAGCTCCGACAGCGGAGTGCCTCTGAACTTGCCGACGTGCACCTTGATGTCGGTAGGCTTCACCGGCGCCGCAGTCTTTACCTTGTCATCCTCCCGGGGCGGCCTGTCTTCCAGGCGTACCCACAGGCCCGACGGCTTGAGGGGCTCACCGCTCTTGTGTGGCATGATCAGCTTGATGTTGCTGAAGGTCTTGGTGCCGTCCCTCGACTGCTCGTGAACGATCACCACGGTGGCCGGCCTGCCGATCAGGCCATCCAGGTTGAGGCTAACGGTCTCCTCGGCGGTGAGGGCTCGACCATGCCAGTCCTTGAGGAACTTGGTCAGGCCGGCCTTCTCGTGCAGACTGGCGGTCATCGGGGCTGTCATTACCACCCAGGGCTGCGCCGGGTTGCGGCTGCTGTCGATTAGATCCAACTCGAATGCGATCTTGAACTTCTGTTTGATCCCGTACTCGGTTTCGTAGGCTTTGAGTGGTGTGATGTCGACACAGACCGCGCGGCCTGTGTACTCGGGGCAGGGTGTGAAGTTCCCGCCGCTTGGTTTGGTTGATACTGTGATTCCCATCTGTTGCTTTGTGTTTGTGTTGTTGTTGTCTACTTAGAGGCCTGTTTCTCGACCTCTGAAATCTGTGCTGCCATCTTGGCGTAGTTTGCCCAGTAGTCCGGGAAGGCATCCCGGAGTTTCTTCATGTTGCTCGGATCGGCAGCCAATGCTGCGGCGCCTAGTTTGGAAACGAAGCTGCCTCCGTATTCGATCATGCACCTGGCCACATCTCGGTCGGTGGTCATTTAGAAGCCTTTCCGCGTTTACGAGTAAAGAAGCTGGTGAACTCGACCTTGATTTTACGGGCAGCCCGGTAGGCCTCCCCGGCGTCCTTCTTTGACAGGCGGTAAATGCCTGTCCCTTCTTGTTGAATCTGTTGTGGTGATTTCATTGCAGGATAAAGTCGAAGTTGTTCTGCCAGGTATCTGATAAACGGTTGTAGGTGTCGTTCTTGATGCGCCAGGTGCGCGGGTCCCGGGTGGCTCCGGTGTGCCGGCATTTGATTCGCACGTCGATGTGCTGGATGGCCGTGTTACGGGCTGGGTGGTCTGGAGGTAGCTCGTGGAGTTTGGTGATCATGGTTTGGTTGCCTTTGCCTTGTCCCAGTCGGCGATGGTCTGGATGAGGTCATGGTACGATTCCTCGGTCCATTGCCTCTGGGTTCGGTAGGCGTAGACATGGGCAACCAGAGCGTTGCCGTAGTCCTCCAGCCGCTTGATCAGCTCCTTCGCCTCCTCCAACTCCTTCCAGGTTTTTACGGCGTCTATGGTCCGCATTTCTTCGATGGTCATGGTTTAACTTTCAGACGTTGCATGAGTTCTAGGCATGCCATGATCTCTCGCTTCTGAGCTCGAAGTTCCTCGATCTGCTTCATGGCCTCGGCCAGACCTGCTTCCAGCCCTCTAGCAAACTGAGCCGATACAACCTCGTTGGCAGGGTAGATGTGTACTACCTCATCTCGGTTGATGGTAAATGCGACAGCATCGCACATTGGTGTGGGTGGTTTCACAAGTTGTTCTTTTTAGCCTTATCCCAAGCGAAGCAGTCGTCAGGATCAGCGCAATATAATCGCATTCTGTCACCCGCCTCCTCCAGCCGCTTGATGCGCTGAAGCAATGCTTCTTTAGGAAGGTCGTCGCGGGTGAACTTTGGATTTGTTAGTTGGTCAACGAACTCCTCCAGCCGCTTGATGCGGTCTTGCTGCCGGATGAACGCTTTCGATAGTTCTCCAATCACAAACAGCGGTGGCGCGTCCTTGTCGATGTCGAACGATCCGTCTGGATGGATTGTGAGGAACCGAGTTCCGACATCAGCGTTCCATTCGATTAGTGTTTTGTCGCTCACGGCTTGGCCTCCTTCTTGGCCTGTTTCCATTCACGCAATGCGGAATCCACATCCAATCCGCCGATGTGACTTCGATTGTAAAGCAGCCAGATGAAAACCAAGTCTCCTGCGTCTTTCAGTTTCTCAATGTTGTTCTCAAGCCGCTTGATGCGTTCAAGAAGCTCAGCTTTGTCCTGATTCAAATCGCTGATCGTTTTGATGTATGCAACGTGTGCATCGACTAGGTGGCTCACGGCTTGGCCTCCTTGGCTTTGTGCCAGTGGATGAACGTCCATGGATTAAAGTTGTCAGCCATCGCATCGCCAGCCTCCTCCAGCCGCTTGATGCGTTCGTTCGCTGCGTTGAGTTCGCGTTCTAGTTGTCTTGCCCACTCCGCTGAAACCACCTGCGGCAATGGGTTCAAAACATAAGTTTCCGTCCTCAATGTATCGACCATTTTGTTGCTGTCACCAAGATGGTTCATTTCGATTCATCCCATTTGCCAATCGTCCGCAGGAAAGCCTCGGCGCGTTGGGATACGGTGGCGGAATATGGCGTTATAGTCAGTTCAGAAAGGACCATCTGAAACCGACCGTAACCTTTCTGCCAGTAGTCTACATGATAGAGGTGGCGTGGAAGCACCTTCTCCGCATCATGCATAGCGTTGAGGTCGTGGAGGTAGTTTGGCCTATCATGGTTGAATCGCAAAACCCCTTTTGGGTCCATGCACCATTTCTCTGGCATGGTCCATCCATGCTTTAACTTTATTACATCGGGATGATCAGCGTTCTTCCACCCACACGCTTCCGCGATAGCAATGCGTTGTTGTTCTGGATTCATTTCGATTCCTTCCTCTGTAGGTATTCCATCACCGCTTCATCTGCTACAAACTGCAGCTTGTAGCCTCTCTTCGTTGCGTATTGCTTGAGTCTTAGGTGCGTGTTGTCTGAAACGACGAACACTTTAGCAGTGGGTCGTTTGGGTTTGGTGATCACTTGAGTCCCTCTAAAATCATGGCGTGCTCCAGGATCAGCACAGCGTCCGCCGTCTTAAGTGTGATCACCTGCCTGGGCTGCCTCTGCTGCGCGATGCCCTTGAGGTGGCTCTTCCACTTCGCCCCATGGGTTGCCTTTGTGCCTGCCCCGATGGTCTTCTGCCAGCGCTGCGGTGGTACTTCAATGCACCTGGTCTTCGACGCTGCGATCAGGCCGTGCAGGAATCCGACGTTGCGTCCAAAATTAAACATCGAAGAGCCCGGTGCGCCCTTGCCGCCCACATACCCGCCGACCTTCTCGATGTACACCACGTCGCTGATGGCAAGCCTGTCGGTCACGAGAACGCTGATGTCCTGATCGGTGTCCGGCATGGAGTTGAGAATGATCCCGGAGGCGCCCAGGTAGGCGAGGCCGCCGCTCATGCCTGGGTCAATGGCAAGTATTCTGGTCACTTCGCGGCCTTTCTCAGCCAAGACAGGATCGCCTTATCAGCAATGGCCTGCAGCTTGGAGCCCGTCTGTAGGCAGTAGTCCCGCAGGGCCTTGTGTGTGGTGGGTGTCACGTTGATGGTTTTCGGTTTGGTCATTTCAGGTGCTTCTTGACCTTGGCCCAGTAGGCCTCGGTCGCAGATTTGCGGTCGCCGGTCGGGCCCCCATTCCATCGGCGGGCGAGCTGCTCGGTGCTGGCTCCCTTGCCGTAGGCTTTCAGGTAGGCCTCGCACACCGCCCGGGCTGCCACGCGGTTGGTCATGTCCTGGTGCCGGTAGTGCGCCCCGGTGATCCGGTTAACGTCCAGAACCACCCCGCGGTGGATCTGCAGGGGGCCTAGGGCGCGTCCGTTGTCGCCGATGGCCATATCGTTGCCGGAGGATTCTACGAGCATCAGGGCGGTAATCAGGTTGTTCAGGTTCATTGCTATGCTTTGCTGTGGGTTTGCTATGTTGCGCGTTGGCCAGTCGCGCCCCTGGTTGGATGGTATTCGCCCCATCCGGGCGTAAATTAAAAACCTATGTAGCAGGTCATTTTGTCGATTGAGATCACCCAACCGCAATCAGCCATCCACGCTGCGGTGTATTCCTCCAGAGTGGCTGGCCTTAAAAATTCACCAGTCGAAAGGAGGTACAGCGAACCGTAATCGCCGCCTAGGTCAGATTGGTTGGTGTTTTTCATTTTGCTTTGTTTTGCTGTGTTTGCTGCAACCGACTGGAGTCAAGATGCCTGACACTTTTTCTACCGTCTACAGAGAAAACTGTTTTTCTGTAGATTTTGAAGAAAGCCCAATGTTTATGCGGGTCAAACAGGGGTCATTTCTCCGTCGGAATCTCCCGGAAATGCGGCACTGGATAGGATCCGCGGCTTGGACAAGGTATCCGGAACTTCCTGGTTTCCATCAGGCCTTTATCGACTGCCACCCGTAGCAAACGGCCTGTTTGAGCTGACTTGAGGCCCCAGGCCTGGCCCCATTGATCTGTGGATTTCCAATCAGGCGTTGGAATCTCCAGGGCCATGTTGATCTCGGCTCGGATCCTTCTTAGAAGCTCGGCAGATTCCATCGTTTTTCTCCTTGTGACCACTGGTGAACGTAAAGCTGGGCGCTGTCCTCGGTGTATTCGCCGAACACGATGCCGTGGGACCAGGCCAATGTACCACGGCGCCGCAGCGCATAATCCATGCAGGGCGCGTCCGCAAGTGTCCCGGGCGACAAGCACACCGGATTGTCGCTGCGACGCCCTGTAGCCATCCCGGCGCGATGCGCGTGGGCCACCACGGTGTTGCCCCAGGTCTCCGCGGTGTCTCGCAGGAAGTTCTCAGAGTATAGCAGGCCGTGCCCCCAGGAATAGCCGCCCAGCTTGTACCAGCTCCTGGGCAACACATCGTGGTACTTGATGAACACTCGGGCGTGCCGCTCGATTGGCTCCTTCATCTTGTCCCAGACAGCTTCGGCAAAGCCACGCACCACAGTGTTGTGGTGGTGCAGGTATTTCAGGGCACGCTGATCGTGGTTGCCTATGATGAACACCGTTGGCCTCAAGGCGTTTAGGAAGTCCCGGCCGCATTCGATGTCGTCGAGGTAGTCGTCGGCATGATCCGAGTCGTCCGGGTTGGCCAGAGAGCCTGCTCGAAGGCTGGCTAGGTCGTAGGCGTCCCCAAGGTGGATCACCTCGTCAGGATGGTATTGCTACCGGAACAACAGCACCGCGGCCAGGGCGTCCTTGTTAGCCCGGTTACCGTGGGAGCACCCGACAGCCATCACCCGGCGCCGGGCTGGAACGATTGTCACAGAAGATTACAAGCATTTTCTGTTTTGGTAGGCAAGTGTCTAACTAGATAGCTCATTCGGTAGTCGGAGATTCACATACCGCAGCCATTCGTAGCGCTCGTAACCTGCACCAACATCAAAGTAACTGGCGGCCTCGACCTCCTCGCCTTGGCTATAGGTGCGGTACGGTCGAATGGATGTTGCTGTCACAGGTGGGTTTTCAGTTGGTTGCCCATTCTCGGTGCTGAAGTCATTGGCAACGAAGCCTTGCTCCCGGCAGTAGGTCTGCAGGTTCTGGGCAGGTACGAACCAATAGTCATTTCCTCCAGCATCCTGGCTCTTGAAACAGGGGCAGCCATTGGCCACCAGGATGTCATGGCTACCTTCGCTCAGGTAGTAAACATCGAGCTCGAAGTCGGGTTCATATCCGGTAGTGCCAAGCAACAAAGAACTGATCACCAGGCCGGTGTTTGCTGCAGCTCCGTTGAAGGCGTCCCTGACCGGCGTGCAGTCCTGGGCCAAACCAAGGGGCACGGCCCGAGTCCATGATCTGACCGACCATTCCAAAAGACTCCAAAGCCATACCGACTTGGGGATCTTGTGGAAGAATGGGCCACCTCCGCGAAGGTATGGGTTCCCGACTTCGCTGTAGGGCACATCGAATCCCACCTGCTCAACGCCTCCTGTCCATCGGATATCGGTCAGGCTGTCCTGTTGCTGTGGGTTAAATGTAGCCGATGCGAACGGCACGCTGTGCGCGAAGCTGGCGCCACGGCGATCTTTGAAGATGTCATCGGTGCCTGCAGGAACCAGGTCTACAAACGATGAATTAGCCGCGGTCGGTATGTAGGCGTATTGCTCAGTCTTATTTGGGCTGCCTGGGATTCTGACTGAGGCATCCACACCTCCGGGGCCGCCCCATTTGTTTTGCCAGAAGTCGGCGCCCCAAGGTCTATCGTCCACACCGTTGGCCAGGTCTATTTCAAAGCACCGCACCAGCTCGAAGTCGTAAACCGAACTCGAGAAGCCCCAGGGGCCTCCAGGAGGCACGAAGGCGCGGTTTACTGCCTCGACGGTAGTCGGTGCAGCCAAGTTGCGTGCCGGCATGACGTTGGCCCATTGTAGCGTCACGGCGGCCCCAGGCACCGACAGGTAGAACACTCGAGTGCCGGAGGTGTATGCCCAATTGAAATCAGCACCTGCCCCGAAATTGACCGGCCGGCGATCAGTCCAAAGCGTTGTAGGTGTCGCAGTAGAATGAAAGTTCTCGAACAGGCTTCCGACGATGATGCTATTTGTGGCTGCCTGGCACATCAGGCCCATGGGTGTCAGCGTCACCTGGCTGACCTTCTCCTCAATGATATCTACGGCGTCGTCGTAGTTGTTCAGGAATCCGACCTCTACAGCCACCCGGCGCCGTAGAGTCCGCATCGTCTCGAAGATGGTCGGCGTGTTACCAGCCTGCCAGGTCGACGTGCCGATCTCGGTGGTGTACTGCACCGGATAATAGGTCGAGATGCTGACCGGGCTGTTTCCGATCTCCCAGTATGGGGTAGTCGTGGTCGTGAAGATGTTGGCGTCGATAGGATAGATTCTAATCACACCGCGCTGACTGGTTAGGGTCAGGTTGTTGGCGTTCTCGACTACAGTCAGACCAATGGCTCGAAGGCGTTCAGGAAGGCTCTGGGTGCTGGAAAATATCCGGATCTGATCATCGAAAACATCGTTGTTTGAGTTCGAGTAGGTCACCCTGGCTCTGCCCCAGGTAAAGACAGCATCGCCGATGGTCGTGTTGGCGTTGCTCGGGTCAGCATAGTAGCCGGTGTAAATCTGCCGGATATCGTAGGGGATGTGCGGGTCGTGCACCGCGAACATCACCCGGCGCCACTCGAACATGACAAACGGATTTGCCACGTTGTTGGCCTGGGCCGACCGTTCCAAAGCCAGAAACTCTGATGTATTCGCCACCGCCCAGGATGGTGGGCCTTCAGCCAGAAATGGAATGTCCCCGGTAAAATACGGGAAGAAATAGAACATGGGCACTGCCCAGGTTCCATCTGGTTTGCGTCTGAAGGATCGACATTGAGCTGGGGGCACCGAGTGCCGATCAGCGCCACCGTCTGGATTCTGAAGCAATACGGTCACCGTCGAGGTGCCGCAGTTGTGGACCCGCCAGCAGTCATAACGCTGGTAGGTGTTGAGGATCTTAAACTCGGTCGGGCCTTCGAGGGCGATCTCGGCAACAGCCAGCCTGTGCTTATGGATCCGACCAGGAGGCAGCGTCGGTGTCGATGGTCCGAGACTGCCCCGAACATAGGAGACTAACCCTGGAGAGGTTGAATCATAGCCCAGGTGCACATTGTATTCGATGTCATTGACCACCCTGGTCAGCACCTCGAATGAATAATGGATCTTGCCGACATCACAGGTAAACGGATCTCCACCTGTCACATATCGGTCGACGTAGACCTGGCCGCCAGCTACGTCGAGGTGCTTGTTCTCAAGCTTTGATAGCTCGATCCGGGCGTCCACCTGGCTGTGGTTGTCCCGATAGTAGCCGATGCCAGGAATACTCGGGTTTGGGATGTCTCCGTTGTCTTTTAGCCGTTTGCATGTATCTGGGTCGGTGCGGTAGACATACCAGACGCCGTAAGGATAAAGCCCCAGCCACACTCCGGAGGTCGAGTTCGACATCAGGGGGCTGACTCCGTTTAAGGCCCGATAAACCTTTTGGTCGAATCGGTTATAGAGGCTGTTCAGGTTTGCCGCCGTGAACATCTTCTCCCGGCGATCTGTGGCAAAGGGCATGGCCGATCAATAGAACCAAGACTCTTCGGCAGTCTGCACCGTGGTCGAGCTTATCGCGGTCTTCAGGGTGGTGCCATTGGCATTCTGCTCGACCCGTTGGCCAGGCCCAGCAACAAGCTGGACCCGGCGCACGGCCTCGATCAATTGATTGATGGCCCGGGCGTGATCTGCCTTAAGGCCTCGCTCTGACAGCTTGGATGGCAGTTGAATCGGCATGGCTTAAATCTCGCAGAACTGGGCGAAGATCTTGACCGGGCTGTTCGAGGCTTTGACGTACATCGTCGCATCGACCCAGGGAATCAGGATAAACTGCCCAGCCGGGATCTGGAACGAGTAGGGCGAGGAAGGCCCGATGGAGACCGGGTTAACCAGATCAAGGTTGACCACCAGTAGACGGTATGGAGTCGACAGGTCGGCTGTCAGATCCAGGGCCTCGTCGGTGGTGCCGACCACCTGCGTCTGCTGGCCCATATCGGTGCCGGTCATGTTGGCCACCGTGCTATAGGACAATGAATTGATCACGGCGCCGCCCTTGCTGGCGTACAGCCGGGCCGACATCTCGACTTCGTTTGCCATAGGGTTGGTCGGTTAGATCTCGCAGAAGGTGGCCTGGATGGTCACCGCGGAGGTGTTGGCCAGCAGGTAAAGTGTGGCGCTGACATAGGGGATCAGCATGGTCTCACCGGCCGGGATCCGCATGGTGTAGGTGCCCGAGACAAAGCCCAGCTCGACGTAGTTGGTGTTGTCCAGATTCGAGATCAGCAGCTTGTAGGGACTGGTAACGTCCACCGGCACGTCGAGAGCCTCGACAACCAGGCCGATCACCTGAGTCTGAGAGCCCATGTCGGTGCCGACCATGGTGGCGCTCTTGGTGTAGGTTACTGAGGGCAGGTAGGCTCCGTTCTTGGAAGCGTACAGCCGGGCGGTCATTTGAATTTCGTCTGCCATAGAGGTGTGTTATTTAAGGTTAAAAGAAGGGGTAAACCAAGGTGTCGTAAGGGGCGAAAGTCCAAGCGATCACCTGTTCGACCTGGTTGGTCTTCGTGATCAAGCTGGTCGAGTAATTTGTCTGCTTCCAGCCCCAGGCCGTACCAACAGGTGCCAAGGCTTGGCCAGTTGTCGGGTCGATTGGTGTATTGGGAAGCATCGAGACCACCGAGAAAGGCAGATTCCAGTTAAGAGCAAATGACTCTCTGGTGTAGACTGGAGGGATTCCGTTTGGCACTTGAGGCAGCCCTAGGTTGCCGCTGAAGGTGGCAATCCTTGTGAGGCTCACCCGGGCTGTCGGGAAGGTGTCCTGGCCGCGGTAAAGCATCTGCCAGACCTTCTGAGCCAATGGCAGGGTGGAGATGTTGCTTTCCTGGATACCAGGCAGCCTTTCGCCGTTCTTGATCGCTGTCTCGATTATGTAGCGATAGAGGGCGGGGTTTCCTGTCGAGTTAGCCTCCTTGTCTACAGCCGGCAGAGCGAACACCGACACATCGAGGTAATCGGTGCGGAACTCGTACCGGATGTCGGCGATCTCACCCACTTCTGGGGCGGTCTGGTCTTGAATCGGCAGGCCTGGGTCGAATGAGTTGCCACCGATGGTGACGGTGGCTTCAGAGTATGGGCCATCCTCTCTAATGCTATACTTTGCGCCCAGGGCCACCCATTGGGCTGAGGCTATCCGGAGGGTGTTCTTATCCCCTCGGAAGACTAACTGAATCACCCGTCCGCTGCCGTTGTTATCGTAGGCACGGCTGACCTCGATGTATTCGCCGGCCGTCGGGTTGGGGATGCCTTGGATCGTTGCCATGTTATTCGACAGCCTGAGCTGTTCTGCCCGTGTTTACCCGAATCGCCCTGGTCTCGTTTGTCTGCATCTTGATCTGACCGACCATGGTGTTGACCCAGCCCGGGGCAGCTGGCTCGGTGAACATTGCGGTCTCCCGTTTGGCTCGAGAGTTGATGACACCGACTGCACCACGTTCAAGTGGTAAGGCTTCAAAGCGGCGATCAGCCTCCGTTGATGGCGCAAAGGCTTCTTGTATGCCTGCCTTAACAATAGATCCTTTGCCCATCAGCATCTGAAAAATGCCTTCCATGCCGTCTTTCAGATCTTCGGTGTCCTTTGCAGCCCTCTCGGTTGCGTCGGCCCAAAAGCCGACCGTTGGAATAGCTGAGACAAGAAGCTGCCTCTTCATTTCATCAATGCGGTCGGCCATCTTTCCGACTGCATCAATCTGCTCTTTTGTGATAAGATTAATCGGTCCAAGTTCTTTGATCTTGGACATAGCACCGGCAGCCTTGAATGCCTTCTCTCCCAGGATGGCGATCATTGCGGCCTGCGTCTGAGCGCTCTTTCCTGAGTCTTGGTGCGCTTGACCCATCCGCTCAATCAGCTCGATGTTGGACAGGCTTTTGTCGTTCAGTTCGGCCACAGACAGGCCGAGTGCCTGGAAGTATTCCCGGGCTTTGCCGCCCTCCTCAATAGCCTTCAGGCGCTCCTGGCCGACTGCGGTGATCGATTTGGCCATAGCCTCGAAGGAAACACCTGTCTGGCCTGCCAGCACCTGCAGGCGCTGCACGGCATCGGGGCTGATGTTGAGCTGCTCCGAGAGGTCGCCGATAGCGTCGGCCGTCTCGATCACCTTGGAAGCAAAGGCCCCGATTGCGGCCACCGATAGTGCGCCACCCAGTTGAGCACCGACACTTGACCGGAATTTGTCGGTCAGGCTGGTGGCTCGTTTGAGGCCGCCCTCGAATGAGCTGCCGTCTAGGCCCAGCTTTGCAATGAGTGAGAAGATGGCCATTTCAGTTCCTGATTGTGCTTTGTTCCTGAGCGTAGCGCCAGAGGGCATCCTGCTCATTGCTCCACAGCTCGACCTGTCCGTTCATCTCGGCATGGGTGAGGAACAACCTTTCCGCATCAATCACCGGCATATTGATCACCGTTGTCTCGTCGAAGCCTATGTTGACCAGACCTACCAGGATCCGTTCCGGCCAAGACATGGTTGCCGCACGCTGCCCGGATCCAGGAGACCGTAACACCTCGG